AGTGTCACCTCCAGTGTCACCACCAGTGTCACCACCAGTGTCACCACCAGTGTCACCTCCAGTGTCACCTCCAGTGTCACCTCCAGTGTCACCTCCAGATGATGGAGGTGGTCCGGAAGAACCTCCACTAGTAGGACCGCCGGGAACACCGGGAACACCGGGAACAGCAGGAGCAGCAGGTGAACCCGGAAAACCAGCATCACGAGGTGGATACATGGGCGGCTTAAGTTATCAACTTCCGGGTTTTCAGTACGTAGCCTATCAGCCCAAAGACTACATGAGAGAACTAGACCGCATTATTGGCGAAAGTTTGTTTGAAGGAATGATCTAATGACTTATCTTAATTTAGTCAACAACGTACTCAGGAGGCTTCGTGAGACAGAAGTTACTTCAGTACAAACCACAGCGTACAGTAAGCTCATTGGTGACATCGTTAATGATGCCAAAGATCTCGTGGAGAACTCATGGGACTGGTCTGCACTCAGGACTACGCTTACGATTACTACGACTGCTGACGTGTTCAACTACGCACTTACTGGTAGCCAGAACAGCATCAAGGAGTTGAACGTCCTGAATGACACGTCTAACTTCATTATGAGCTACCAGACAAACAACTGGTTTGACGAGGCGTACTTGATTGCTGAGCCACGCACAGGTTCACCTGAGTACTTCACGTACAACGGTGTCAACGCAGACGGAGACACACTGGTTGACTTGTATCCTAAGCCTGACGGTGTGTACTCACTGCGCTTCAACTGCGCTCTGCGTAACCCCGACTTGAGTGCTGATGATGACAAGCTGAAGATACCTGCGATGCCCGTAGTGCACTTAGCAGTGGCGCTGGCAGCACGAGAACGTGGTGAAACTGGTGGGACTTCGACTCAGGAGTACTTCGCTATGGCTAACAAGTACCTGTCCGATGCGATTGCACAGGACGCTGGTAGACACCCTGAAGAAACTATATTTTACACTCCGTAAGGCAGTAGTATGGCACAGGAACTCAAAAGCATAAATCTTGTCGCTCCGGGCTTCAAAGGTATCAATACCGAAGACGCACCGCTTGCACAAGATCCGTCCTTTGCAGAAGTAGCGGACAACGCTGTGATTGACAAGCGTGGACGTGTTGCTGCTCGCAAGGGGCTTAATGTTGTTACCACAACTAAAACAGAGTTAGGCTCTGAGAAGATACGTGCGATCAAGGAGTTTAGGGACGACGTAGGCAACACTAAGATCTTTTCCACAGGTAACAACAAGATCCTCAGTGGTGAGACAACGCTTGCTGACGAAACTCCCGGCAGTTACACGATTAGTGCTGACGAGTGGAAGATGGTCAACTTTAATGACAACATCTACTTCTTCCAACGCGCACATGAGCCGCTTGTGTACAACAACACGAGTGGATCAGTAGTCAAGCTCAGCACAGTCGCAGGCGCTGCTGGTGTAGCTGCTGCTATGTATGGTAATGAAGTGTTGTCAGCTTACGGTAGACTGTGGACAGCAGATTTTACTCAGGACAAGTCTACGGTGTACTGGTCTGACCTGTTGATTGGTCATGACTGGTCAGGAGGAACGTCAGGGTCCATCAACATCTCTAAGGTTTGGCCAGATGGTCATGACGAGATTGTAGCACTGGCTGCACACAACAATCTCCTAATTATCTTTGGCAAGCGTAGCATAGTAGTCTATGGTGGTGCTGATGCACCCGCTACGATGGCTCTACAGGACACTGTGGCTGGCGTAGGCTGTGTAGGTAGGGACACTGTGCAGTACACAGGTACTGACGTTCTGTTTCTGTCCCAGACTGGACTCAGAAGTTTCGGCAGGACGATACAAGAGAAGTCAATGCCCATCACGAGCTTGTCCTCTACGATTACAAAGGACATCATTCAGCTAATCAACGAGACTGGTGAGTTGTACAAGTCGGTGTACTTCCCAGAGGAAAACTTCTACTTAATTACCTTTAGCAATCAGAATATGACCTTTTGCTTTGACACAAAAGGTACACTGGAGAATGGTGCGTACAGGGTTACACGTTGGCCGGGAACAGGGTTTACTGCGTATGAGCGTAAAGACGACGGAACACTACTCATAGGTGGCGCACATGGCTTAGGTAATTACTCAGGCTATCAGGACAACGGTAGCTCGTACCCATTTAAGTACTTTAGTCCAGAGCTGTCTTTTGGTGATCCATCAAAGCTCAAGTTCCTCAAGAAGATCAGACCAACGATTGTAGGTGGTAGTGGTCTTAACATAACATTCAAGTGGGACTATGATTTTGGTTCTGCTTACAACGCAGACTTTATTACACTCAGGAGCCAAGCCACAGCTGAGTTTGGTGTAGACGAGTTTAACATAGGTCAGTTTTCAAGTGGTGTTCTTACGTCAAAGCAAGCGATCAATGCTAACGGCAGCGGAAACACTCTGAGTATCGGCCTAGAAGCAGCTATCAACGGTGGTGAACTATCTTTACAGGAAATCAATATACTTGCGCTAGTAGGTAAAACAATATGAGCAACTACACTAAACTTACAGATTTTGCTTCAAAGGACGCTTTGTCTTCTGGGGACGCAAACAAAATCATCAAAGGAACTGAGTTTGAGACTGAGTTTGACAACATTGCAACAGCGATTGCAACCAAAGCAGACCTAGCAAGCCCAACATTTACTGGGACTGTGACAATACCTGCGTTGACATTTACTGGTACGTTGTCAACTGGTACTATTGACGGAGGGACATACTAATGTCTGATTTCTGGGAAAACTTATTCGGTGCAGGCATTACTGCAGGTGGTTTAGCACTGGGTGCAAAAGCCTACGAACAACTAGGTGACATAGGCAGAACAGGCTCTGAAAGACTAGCCGGTACGTATGACGAAGCAGGTAACTTAATTACGCCGGGGCTTGCACAAGAACTGCAGGGGATGCTACAGTTTCAACCCTACACCGTAACGTCAGCTACTGGTGGACAGTTTGGCATGACACAAGACCCAACTACGGGTCAGTTCACGTATGACTTACAGTTGTCTCCAGAGGAGCAAGCGTTAGCCACTGGCTTACAAGCTGGTGCTACGGGTATGCTACCACAAGCTACGACTAGGACCACTGCTTTTGATCCTATCACTGCTCAAGCTCTGTCCCAAGCTGGGACTACACTGGGAACAGTAGGTACGCAGGACGTGCCTATGGCTCTGCAAAGAGCAGGAGTTGGGTCGCTCTTCAGTCAGCAGTTAGCAGGCATTGGTCAGCCCACTGGCTTAGAAGGTTTGACACAGCAAGCACTCATGGGTGGACAGCAGAGGATCACAGGAGCAGGTCCAAACCAGCAACTAATCGGTCTTTCTGGGCAATTCGCAGGACAAGTAGCGGGAGAACTGGGTCAGCAACCGTCAGCTGCTGTCGGTAATTTGGCTAGACAGGCGTTAGGCTTAGGTAGTCAAGGTTTAGGTACGACTGCACCACAAGATGTTGAAACACTAAGACAGCAGTACGCTGGTTTAGCAGGGACTGCTGCAGCTGGCCTAGATCAGCCTCGTACAGCCCGTGAGCAGGAAGTCTATGAAAGAATACGGGCAGTACAAACGCCTGAAGAAGAGCGTCAGAGGCTAAACTTAGAACAGCGTTTGGCATCACAAGGGCGCTTAGGTGTACGTACTGCACAGTTTGGTGGGACTCCTGAGCAACTTGCGTTAGCACAAGCGCAAGAAGAAGCTCAGAACAGAGCAGCACTAGCGGCTATGCAGCAGGCAGGTACTGAGCAGCAGCAGCAGTTCCAGCAAGCGTTAGGCTTGGCTGGTCAAACGGGTCAGCTTGCGGGTCTTTCTTCTCAGCTACAGTCTGCAGCACAGCAAAGAGCTGCACAATTATCACAGCTAGGACTATCAGCAGAACAAATACAGTCCCGCTTAGAAAGTGAGGGTTTAGGAAGAGCAGCACAGTCGGCAGGTTTAGCAGGGCAGTTAGCACAAACGTCTTCAGGCTTAGAATCACAGGCACTACAGCGTGGCATGGGTTTGAGTCAGTTAGGACTTGCGGGTACACAAGCAGGCGCTGGTTTGGAAGCACAGAGGCTACAGCAGTTACTTGGTTTGCAGCAAGCTGACATTGGTGCTGCAGCAGCACAACAGGCGCTACAGCAGGGTAGGCTTGGACTGGCGGGTGGTATGTTTGACATCTCAAGAACTGCTGCTGGATTGCCTGCTCAGCTACAATCGGCTGACTTGGCTAACCTACAGGGCATGATGGCTGCTGGATATATACCGCAGGCACAACTACTGAACGCTCTGCAACCCGGAATGACTGCTGCTGAACGCGCTAGACAGGCACAGGCACAGCAAGCAGGCGCTTATGGTGAGACATATGTTTCTGGCTTACAGGCGTTGCTTCAGTCTGGTTTAGGACAAGCTGATTTAGCAGGTACTTTAGGGACTTCTATTGCTGAGCAGGGTGTTAAAGGGTTGCTTGGTGGCTTGTTCACTTAAGGAGAACGTATAATGGCAAGGTTTGGAGAGAGTTTTTTACAGCAGTTAGGTAGGCCCGGCTGGACGCAAGGTATGTTTGGCTTAGGTCAAGCTATTGGTGGCGCACAAGGTCAAATAAGAGATCAACGAAAGCAACAAGCGTTTAACCAGCTGATGAAGCAAGGGCAGGCTGCTATGGCTTCTGGTAATGCTACGCAGCTGGCTCAGGTTGGACAACAGCTTGCTGCTGCTGGCTATCAGAAAGAGGCACAGCAGTTTGCTACGGCTTCTCGTGAGGCTGCTACAAAACAAAGACAAATGCAGGCTTTATCTGGGGTAGATCTCACAAGTCCTACTGGATTAGCTTCTTTGTCTGAGTTTTACAGAGAAGAAGGAGACATAGGACAGGCGGTTCAGCTTGCTAAAACTGCTAACGAAAGACAAAGAGAAATTGACGAGGCCAACAGATTTACAGAGCGTAAAGTTAAACTGGCTAATACAGCATTTAATTTAGGACAGAATGAGTTGGCAGAGCGTATTCCCGGTATTACTGACCCTGAAGAGCTGAGAACCATCGCTACTGAAATTAGAAAAACAGAAGTAGAAAAGATGCCTACTCAAAGCCCTCTTGTGAGAAAACAGATGGCAAAAGCAGCAGGAATATCCGACCAGCTCTTTGGTCAATTAAATTTAGCTAAAGTTTCTGACTCTGTTTTTGAGTCGTACCTTACGGGTCAAAAAGGAGAACTAAAGTTTTTCTTAAAAGGCGATAAAATTGTAGACTACAGAGTAAACAAAGAGTCCGGGCTGGTGTTTGATAAAGACACTGGAACTTGGACTGAGGCTTCTACTTTAGGTTTACAGCCTGCTCCTCCGGCAATACAAAAAATACAGAATATCGCTGAAGGACTGGCTGGCGGGTTAGTTAAAGAAGGGCTCAAAGGTTTTCAAGACTCTCTTGAGGCAGCTCAAAAAGCAGCAAGTGCTATTAGCTCTGTAAACAGAAGTTACCCTTTGATTGATGAAATGTTTACTGGTGCTTTGGCGCAAGTTCAGTTAAATATTTCTAGGTACGCAAGAGCATTTGGAATTGAGCTTGCAGATTTAGACAGAATAGCCAACACTGAAGTTTATACCGCAACTGCTGGCGAAAGATTAGCTAACTTTATTAAAAATTTAGGTTCCGGCACTGGAATATCGAACGCTGACAGAGAGTACGCATCCGCTGTTGTGGCAGGAAACATTACCGTTGATGCTGAAGGCTTAAAGAGACTCCTAAAAGCTCTTAAAGTAGACGCTCAAGAGAAAATTAAGTCTTATCAAAGAATAAGAAGCGCAATAAAAGACAAACTAGGGCCAGAACAAGAAGGCGCTCTTGCTTTATATCCAGAAGACTTTTATATTGACGAAGGACCAGCTCCTGTTAGATCTGAAGCAGCACAGAGTTTTCTTGACGCAGCATCACAATAAAAGAGACAACCATGCCGAATACTAAACAACAATACAAAAATGCTATACAGCTGGCTCTGGCTGCGGGAAATCAAGAAGCTGCAGAAGAGTTGGCTGAAGAGGCGGCAGTACTTTATCCAGAAGGTTATTTAGACGCGCCTAGGCAACCTCCTGCGTTGACGCAAAAGCAGCGAGCTGAGCGTTCTGTGCAAATGTTGCCTACTGGATATGCTGCGGGTGTTGCTCAGAGAGCAGAAGAGTTTGCTCCTCTGGACATTCTTTCGCAGTACCCTGAAGAAGTTAGTAGACGTTTAGAAACCACTAGGACCGAATACGGCGACATGCCAACAACTGTCGGTTTAACTGCGGTGTCTCAAGCAGGCAGAACCGGAGGAGAGCTGTTGGCAGGTACAGCAAATATGTTGATTCCTGACGCTGTACGAGAAGGTTTTGAAAAAGGCTGGAGTACTGTAAAAGACTTGCCGGGAATACGGGCGTTATCAGAAGCACTTTCATCAGGACTTGAAGCATACAATGAAGCTGCTAAACGAAGCCCAAAAACAGCAGAGATGTTTGAAACCTATGTTGACGTAGCTGTCGCTGTTGCTCCTTCGTATAAACCCGATCTGAGTGACTACGCAGACAAACAAAGAAACCTATACGATTTATCGGTCAGAGAGGAACGTAAGCAAGGTATCGAAAAACTTATGGACCCTCATACCGTAGACGAAGATGGCTTTAACCCGGAAGGTTTTAGAAATATAGGCGGTCTTCTAGACAAAACAGTTTACATCCCTGATGCAAGAGATAGGGCAATGCGGGACGCTGTTGAGTCAGTCAAAGCAGTAGACCCAAACAAACACTATGCTCATGCGTATACTGCGGTAGCAGACGAGGTTGAAAAAGAAAGTCTAAGGTTAATTTCCCTAATACAACAACGGGGCAATCCAAAATTCCAAAGGCAGGAACTTGTGGAAGACATGAGAGTGGCTCTAAAGGATTTGGCTAATGATAAAGAATATAGAGGATCAAGCGATCAAGTTCAAAGAGAAGTTAACAGGCTTATATCAGAGGCGTTAAAAACGGTAGATTCAAATACGCCTGATGCTTTGGGTTTGCTACAGTCAAGAAAAGATTTTGATAGTATTGTAAATATTGGTAAAAAAGATGTGTTAAATCCTGACGTAGAAAGCGCTAAAGGAATAGCTGGTCGTTACGTTAGAAGGGTCTTAAATGATAAACTTCAGTCAATAGTGGTAGACCCCGAAGTTAGAGTTTCGTTGGACCGTTCTCACAACTTATATAGAGCTAAAGATTTTTTTAGAAAACGCAGGAAAGGAGAAGCAAAAAACAGAATTACAAGAGCTTTACAGAGAATATCTAATGTTGCCAACCTGCCTTCAACACCGCTCGCTCTGTACGCCACACTTAAAACAGGAGCCACTGCTGCTGGTGCTGCTATGGCTGGTGTTGGCGTGGCTACAGGTTCTGTATTAGCAGCTGGTGCGGGAGCTACAATATACACTGTATTGAAAGCAGCGGACAAAAAGACAAGACTAAAGTACTACTCCACTCTTATCAGCGGAATTGACAAAGGACTCAAAGCGTATCAAAGCGACAAAAACATAATAAGAGAACTCAAGGCAGATCGCGCATACATTATTTATCTCATGAACGAAGCTCGACAAGAGGAAGAACAAGATGGCTAATGCTTTTAGTACAGTGATGAATCCTGACTCCGCTTTTTTGCAGTTTTTAGGTAGGATGGGTTCACTTCCCGGTAAGCGTTATGATGACTTCATGGAGCAAACCAGAAGATATCAAGAGGGAGAGATAGGAATTGCAGACCAGATGCTACAGGGCGGTGCTAATGCTGTAGGCATGTTGACTGATATTCCGCTTGCGGCTGCAGGAGAAGCTCTTGGTTTGGTAGGAGATGCTGCGAATTTTATAACTTTTGGTTTGCTTGAAAAAGGCTTAAGCGATCTTGCAGAAGGAATAAGTGAAACAGAAGCAGCACAGGTTGCCATGCAGTACGCAGCAGAAAATCCACAGATGATGAAGCGTTTAGGGTACGTTGCTGATTTGTCTGTTGTACCTGCTACACGGGTAGCTAAAGGTGGAATGCTACAGGACTTGTCTTTAGAGGCTTCCAATAGACAGCCATTTTTCTATGGTTCTGGTAAACTGGGACAAGGAGCTTCTGTCGTCGCTACTGCTCCTACTGCCGTTATTGACACATTAAGACCTTCCGCTGCTGCTTCTAGACGAGCAGGGACACCTATGTCTGTCCGAAGATCTGCTGCTGTGATTACACCTGAAAGGCGAGAAACAGCAAGAGAGATTGAACAAAAAAGAAGATCTCCAGAAAGAAGAGCTGAAGCTGCTAGGGTTAAAGACATTAAAAAAGAAATCGAAGCCGACAAGGACCGTCCGCAAGGTGAGAAAAAAGTAACGGAAGCCGACAGAAAGTTTTTACGGCAGTTTGAAGCGAAAGTTGACCCTGAAAACAAATTCATGAAGTCTTACAACAACGACTTATCTTTTGTGGAAGGACAGTTAGACCAAACTCAGCTTATAAGCAGAGGAAGAGGCACAGAAACTCAAGGAATCGTCAGATCTTTTGAAAAAGTACAGCAACTGGACGGCGGTAAACTTGATTCTGATCTTTTGGAAAAATCCGCTTCTTTGTCTAAATCGATGTCTAATAACAACATCCAGTTAGATAAAGATAACTACGCAGTTTTTGAAGAAAGAATACGAAAGGCCCAGAAGATAGGTCCAACCGAGGATGTAGAAGTAGTAATTAGAAATCCCAAAGCCTTCTCTGATTTGGAAAAAGAAACTATTTGGGCAGGCAGCGGAAGCAAAAGTAGTAGAAGAGTATTGGCTGCTAACAAAGCTATCAAAAAGCATATGCCTTTTTATGATAATATGAGAGAGTTTGATATTGATGAGTTAAAAGAAATCGTCGCTATGACTAAACTACCTGACGATACTTTGTATAACTTAGAGACAAAACAAAAAGCTAGTGCTTTAGAGAAGAAAATATATGCGTGGACTGAATCAGACAAGTACGGCAGAAAAACAAGTGTCTCTGACAGTAAACTTATTGATCAGTACTACAAGTACAAGAAAATGGATTTAGAAGGTAAAAGACTGACTAAACCACAACAAGAAAAATACGACGGGATGAAAGCTAGAATTGCAGAAGCAATGGAGAAGATGGATGTACGAGGAGACAGTATTTATTTCAGTGATTCTCATAAATCGGCTGCTAAAGGCTTAGGCGGTGTCAACGACCAGTACATGATAAACAAAAAGGGTGATTTTGTAGCAATCATTGATGACGAAAACGATCTTTTTGGTATGACCGTCCCCGGAGACAAGAGAGTTATTTCTATCACTCCTCCTCAAGGAATGAACTTGTTTGAAACTGTTAAGAAAGGTACGGTAAACAAAGAACAGCAACAATTAAAGCAGGTGTTCCAAGAAGAGTTGGCAGAGATGGGAGCAGAACCTGTGTCTAAAACACCGAAAGGCATGCTAGAGCAGGCAGCAGTAGGTATCCAGAGACAGGACATACCGAAAACTCAGTTGTCTGACTACAGAAACCTAGCTGCTGCTGGTGCGCTAACAACAGGGGCGTCCAGAGAACGCTAGACTTCACACACCCCGGAGACACACGCTAACTGCTGTGCACCTTCGGTCATGTCACTAGCCTCCACGATGTCCCACTCAATGTTGTCTGGGAACTCCTTAGCAAGCGTCTTGTAAGTCTCAAGATCCACAGGCTCATAGGGCGCTT